GACGAGGGTGCGATGATGGGCTCAGGCGAGGCGGTGCAGGCGGCGGCGGTGGCGGCGCTGCGGGGCGTGCCGGGGATCGGCGCAGTATATGATCGGGCGCCCCGGCGGGCGGCTTACCCCTATGCGGTGGTGGAGGACCCGATCGAGAGTGATTGGGGGCACAAGGATGGTGCCGGGCGCGAACTGCGGCTGGCGGCGATCCTGCGGGATGGGGGCGAGCGCGCCGCGCGGCTGCGCGGGATGGCGGACGCGGCGGAGGCGGTGCTGGGCGCGCTTGGGGCGGAGCTGGCGGGGTGGCGGATCGTGACTTTGCACTTCTTGCGGCGGCGGACGGTGCCGGATGGCGAGGGCTGGGCGGTGGTGATCGAGGTTCGGGTGCGGGTGTTGGCTGGCTAGCTGAAGACCCTCACCCTCCCGTTCGCTTCGTGATCGGGCCCCTCCCTCTCCCCAAGTGGGAGAGGGGCTAAGTGAATGAGAAAGGGATTTTAGATGGCGGCGGAGAAGGGGAGTGCGTTTCTGTTGAAGGTCGGGAACGGGGCGAGCCCGCCGGTCTTCGCGACGGTGGCGGGGATGCGGACCACGCAATTGTCGGTCAACGGCGAGGCGGTGAACGTGACCAGCAAGGATTCGGGGAGCTGGCGGGAATTGCTGTCGGGCGCGGGAACGCGATCGGTGTCGGTGTCGGCGAGCGGCATCTTCACGGGATCGGCGGCGGAAGGGCGGATCAAGGGAAGCGCGCTGGCCGGGCTGATCGACGATTACGAACTGAGCTTCGAAAGCGGCGAGCGGATGCGGGGGCGGTTCCTGGTGACGCGGCTGGACTATTCGGGCGATTATAATGGCGAGCGCAATTACGCGCTGAACCTGGAGAGTTCCGGGCAGGTGGTGAGCTTGTGAGCGCGACACCCTCACCCTCCCACCGCTGCGCGGCGGGCCCCTCCCTCTCCCCTGGAGGGAGAGGGGCTAATGCGGCGCGGGGCGAGGCTTTGTTGCTGGTGGACGGCAGCCCGGTGGTGTTGCGGCCGAGTTTCGAGGCTTTGGTGGCGGCGGAGGAGGAGCTTGGGCCCCTGTTCGCGCTGGTCGAGCGCGCGGCGGGGGGCGGGCTGGGGGTTGGGGAAATCGCGGCCTTGTTCTGGCATTGCCAGCGCGACGGCGATGTGGCGCGGGAGCGGATCGGGGCGGCAGTGGTGGAAGCGGGGCTGGCGGGCGTGGCGCCGGTGCTGCGGGTGTTGCTGACCCAGATCTTGCAGGGCGCGTGAGCGCTTTCATGAAAGTGGTACTTTCATGAGGTTACCCGTCCACCATGCTCCACGGGCACCCGCGAAAGTATTGCTTTCGCGGGAATCCTCGCATGGTCCCCCTCCCCACGACGCAGAGCTTCGCAGGGGGGACAGTTTCCGCGATCGCGCCGCTCTCCTCGCCGGGCAGGTTGGGTTGTTGCTGGGGTGGCGGCCCGACGAGTTCTGGGGGGCGACTCCGGCGGAGGTGGCGGCGGTGCTTGGCGCGGTGGCGGGCGAGGAGCGGGCGGGGGTGTCGGCGGATGAGCTGGGCCGGTTGCGGGCGCTGTTTCCGGATTGAGGAGGGCGGAGGTGGACGAGGAGATCGAGCGGCTGGTGGTTTCGGTGCGGGCCGATACGGCCGGGTTCGCGCGGGACGTGGCGGAGATGCGCGGCGTGCTGGAAGGGCCGTTCGCGGCCGGGGCGGAGCGGGCCGGGCGGGTGATCGAGAATGCGCTGATCCGGGCGGTGAGGACCGGCTCGTTCGGGTTCGAGGATCTGAAGCGGGTCGCGCTGTCGGCAATGGCGGAGATCGCGGCAGCGGCGATCCGGAGCGGGCTCGGCGGCGGCAATGGCGGCGGCGGATCGGGCGGGCTGGCGGCGGTGGCGTCCAGCCTGTTGAACGCATTCCTGGGCGCGCCGGGGCGGGCGACCGGCGGGCCGGTCTCGCCGGGGCGGGCCTACATGGTCGGCGAGCGCGGGCCCGAGTTGTTCGTGCCCACGGCGGGCGGACGGGTGGAGGCGGCGGCCGGCGGCGGTGGCGGGCGCGAGGTGCGGGTGAGCATCAATGTCAACGCGGCCGCCGGCGCGGAGCCGGCGGCGCTGCGGCAATCGAGCCGGCAGGTGGCGCGGGCGGTAAAGGCGGCGTTGCTGAAGGTGGATTAAGATTATCGCTCGAAGTGGTACTTCGAGCGAGGTGCGCTCGCCGAAGTGGCGAGCGCAGACCCCTCACCCAGCTTCGACTAGGCACGCGCGAAAGGCGCGAGCCAAGTCTGCGCAACCCTCTCCCGCAAGGGGAAAGGGGCAAATCGGGACATCGTTATGGGTTACTGGCTGGCGCCGCCCGGGGCGGCGAAGGTGTTTGGGCATTTGAAGCGGTTCGATCCGCGTTACTGGACGGTGAACTTTCCGCGGCCGATGATGGCGGCGGTGACAACCACCGGGCCGCACTCGTTGCGGGTGGATGCGTGCTTTTATCGGCGCAACGACCTGGCGGGGCTGATCTGGGAGGCGGAGGACGCCTACGATCATCCGCTGCTGCGATACGAGACGAGCCGCGACTTTCGGAACTGCACCTTGCGGTTCCGCTGGCGTTCGGCGGGGCTGAAGCCGCTCGACGTGCTGCACGGGCCGACGCTGACGATCGAAGGGCGGGACGCGGCGGGGACGGCGCGGGCCTGGTATGTGCGGCTGTGGAACTATGCGGAGGGGACGCCGGAGGATGCGCGGATCGCGCTCGACTTCAGCGCGATCGATGGCGGGTTCCTGCTGCCGGGCGAAGCGGACCCGGTCTGGGCCGGCGATGTCGATCGCATGTTCATCTCGCTGGTTGCGCCCGATTATGACGGGAGCGACGCTCCGATGGGCGCGGCGGCCGAGGGCTGGGCGGAGCTCAGCGACATTGCATGCGACGGTTCGGGATCGGTGCTGGCGGTGGGTGACGGGCTGGTGCCCGAACACCGGCTGGGCATGGCGACCGGCTATGACGATCTCTACCATCTCACCCCCGAGCGGGTGCTGCGGCAGATCCTGTGGCTCGGCTATCGGGCGCAGATCAATCATTATGTCGGGATGAGCCATTATTTCCGGCTCGGCGCGGACGGGGAGGTGGTGGCTGGCTCTTCGACAGGCTCGGGAGGGCCGCTGAACCGGCCTTGCCTGGAATGGCATCGTGATTTCTGCGAGCGGGCGGAGGCGCTGGGGATCGAGCTGATCCTGTCGCTCAGCTACGAGCTGCTGGACGCGCATTGCCCGGAAACGTGGAAGCAGCGGGCCGAGGACGGCAGCCCGGCGCTGACCGGCTGGGTGCCGCCTTCCAGCCTCCTGTCGCCGGCCAATGCGGAGGCGATGCGCTATCTGCAGGCGGTCGGGCGGGCCTTCGCCGGCGTCGCGCGCGATGCGGGGCTGCGGGTCCGGTTCCAGGTCGGCGAGCCGTGGTGGTGGGTAAAGGGGGACGGGCGCATCTGCCTGTATGACGAGGCCGCGCGGGCGGCGTTCGCGCCGGTGGGCATCGGCGACGTCCGGGGCGATCTGACGCCTGCGCAAAAGGCGACGCTGGACGCGGCGGGCGCCGTGCTGGCGAGCTCGACGGCCGCCTTGTGCGAGGCGGTGCGGGCGGAGGTGCCGGACGCGGAGACGCTGCTGCTGGTGTTCCTGCCGACGGTGCTGGACGGGGCGGAAGTCAAGCGCGCCAACGTGCCGCTCGGCTGGGCGGCGCCGGCCTTCGATCTGCTCCAGCTCGAGGATTATGACTGGGTGACGGGCGGGCGGGGCGGGGCCAGCGCCGGCGCGGTCGCGGCGATGGCGGAGCGGCTCGGCTACCCGATTGCCGGACAGCATTATTTCGCCGGCTTCGTGCTGCGGCCGGAGCAGCGGGCGCAGTGGCGGGCGATCGCGGAGGCCGCCGAGGCTGCCTTTGCGCGCGGGACTGGCTCCGTCTTCGTGTGGGCGCTGCCGCAGGTGCTGCGCGACGGGTTCACCTGGTGGGGAGGAGAGGGGCAAGTGGAGGCTTTCGACGATGTGCGGTTCCCGATCGCGCTTGGGCGGGAAGCGAGCGTGGAGCCGGCCTTCTCGACCGCGGTGGTGACGACCGGGAGCGGCGCCGAGCAGCGCAACAGCAATTGGGCGGATGCGCGGCTGCGCTTCGATGCCGGACCGGGCGTGCGCGGCGAGGCGGAGATGAAGCTGCTGCTCGACTTCTTCCGGGCGCGGCGCGGGGCGGCGGTCGGGTTCCGGTTCGAGGACCCGTTCGACCATGAAGCGGAGGGGCAGCTGATCGGGATCGGCGACGGCGTCGCGACCGAGTTCGCGCTGGTCAAACGTTACGGCGAACAAGTTCGGCGGATTACGCGCTCGGTGGCGGGGAGCGTGCGGGTCCATGTCGATGAGATCGAGCGGGTCGGGGGCTGGACTTTGGGCGAGCGCGGGGCGGTGCGGTTTGCGCAGGCCCCGGCGGCGGGAGCGCAGGTGCGGGCGAGCTTCCGGTTCGACGTGCCGGTGCGGTTCGCGGAGGATCGGCTGAGCCTGTCGCTCGCGACCTTCGCGGCGGGCGAGGCGGCGAGCGTGCCGCTGATCGAGATCCGGGAGGCCTGAGGTGGTTGCGTTTATTGCGCCGGAGCTGACCAGCATCGCCTTTTGCTGGCGAGTCGAGCGGCGGGACGGAGTGGCGCTCGGCTGCACCAGCCATGATCGCGATCTGGTGATCGACGGACTTGTGTATCGGGCGAGCCCGGGCATGCTGCCTTCGGCGATATCATTGTCGGACGGGTTCGAGGCGAGCGGCGTCGACGTCACCGGAGCGTTGACGAGCGACGCGATCACGGCCGCCGACCTCGCCGACGGACGGTGGGACGGCGCGTCCGTATTCCTGTTCCTGGTCGATTGGGTGCAGCCGGGCGGCGAGCAGCTGTCGTTGGCGCGCGGCATGTTGGGCGAGATCAACCAGACCGGATCGGGTTTTACGGCTGAACTGAAAGGGCCCACGGCGTCGCTGGACAGGCCGGTGGTCGAGCAGACTTCCCCCGAATGCCGCGCGGAATTGGGCGACGCCCGGTGCCGCGTCGACATGGCGGGGCGAGTGGGCGTGACGCGTGTAGCCGCAGTCATGGCCGAGAAGGTGGTCGACCTCGCCGTGACCGCGGCGGACGGCGCATATGGATATGGGCGGCTGCGGTGGCTGACAGGGCCGAATAGCGGGCTGGAGTGTCAGGTGCTGCGATCCGAGGGTGCGAGGATCACCTTGCGGGAGGCGCCTCTACATCCGGCGCAGGTCGGCGACCTGATCGAGATCAGCGAAGGCTGCGACCGATCGTTCGCCACCTGCCGCCAGCGTTTCGCGAACGCGCTTAACTTTCGCGGTGAGCCGCATCTGCCCGGGAACGACTTGCTGACCCGGTACGCGTCGGGTTGAGCGCTGTGACGGGGGAGGAGATCGCCGCCCGCGCGCGTCGCCTGGTCGGCATACGCTTTCGTCCGCAGGGCCGATGCGTGCAGACGGGGCTGGATTGTGTCGGACTGGTCGCGGCTGCGCTCGAGTTCAAAGCTGTGCGAGCGGATTATGCTTTGCGGGGCGGTAGCCTTGCCGCACTTGAGGCGGGCCTGATCGGAGCGGGGCTCATGCGCGGTGAAGGCCAGCGGGTTGGCGACGTGCTGGTGATGCGGGCCGGGCCGGAGCAGCTGCATCTCGGTATCGTGACGGCAAGCGGGCTCGTCCACGCCGATGCGGGCCTGCGCCATGTAGTCGAGCGGCCGGGAGCGGTGGCGATGCCGGTTCTGAGCATCTGGCGCGCTGCAAGCGGCGCGTCTGGAGGAACATTGTAATGGCGACATTGGTCCTGACGGCCGTCGGCAGCGCGGTTGGCGGCCCGATCGGGGCTGCAGTCGGCGCGCTGATCGGCCAGTCGGTCGATGCGCGGTTGTTCGCGCCCAAGGCGCGGCAGGGGCCGAGGCTCGGCGAGCTGGCGGTGCAGACATCGGCCTATGGCACGCCGATCCCGAAGCTGTTCGGGACGGTGCGGGTCGCCGGAACGGTGATCTGGTCGACGGACCTTCAGGAGCGGCGTTCGACGTCCGGCAACGGCAAGGGGCGCCCGAAGACCGTAAACTACAGCTATTCCGCCTCATTCGCGGTGGCGCTGTCGGGACGTGCGATCAATGCGGTGCGGCGGATCTGGGCCGACGGCAAGCTGCTGCGTGGCGCGGGAGGCGACTTCAAGACGGAGACCAAGTTCCGGTTGTACCAAGGCCTCGAGGATCAACCCGTCGATCCGCTGATCGCGTCGGCGGAAGGTGTAGACGATAACGCCGGCTTATCGCGGGCTGGCTTTCGCGATGTTCGAGGATTTCCAGCTTGCCGATTACGGCAATCGCATCCCGTCGCTCAGCTTCGAGGTGGAAGCGGATGCGGAGGTGGTCTCGGTTGCGGCGATCGCGGAAGCGCTGAGCGGAGGCGCGATACTTGCCGGAGATAGCCCGGACCTGGTCGGCTATGCCGCGACCGGCAACAGCGTGCGCGGCGCGATCGAAGCGCTGACCTCCTACGTGCCGCTTTCGCTGACCGACGAAGAGGGCCAGCTGCTGCTCGGCACGGCGAGCGCGGAGCCTGTCGTCCTCGGCGGCGAGGGATCTGCGGTAGGTCAGGACGGCGGTGTGCGAGTCGAGCATGTCCGCCAGGCTGCTGCGACGATCCCGACGAGCGTGACTTTGGCCTATCACGATCCGTCGCTCGACTGTCAAACCGGACTGCAGCGCGCATTCCGTGGCGGCGCGGCGCTGGTTGCGGAACAGAATGCATTGCCTGCGACGATCGCGGCCGATGGCGCGAAGCAGCTGGCCGAAGCCCGGCTCGCCGCGCTCTGGGCCGGGCGTGAGAACGTCACTCTGCATCGGAGCTGGCGCGATGCCGGGCTTCGACCGGGGCGAACGGTTCGGCTCGAGGGCAAGGCAGGGCTGTGGCGGATCGAACGCTGGCTGCTTGAGAAGATGGTCGTGCGGCTGCAGCTTGTCGGGGTGGCAGGCGGCGCTGCGCCCCCGGCGGCTGCCAACCCCGGCAGGCCGGTCAGTGAGGCGGACCTGCGGCATGGGCCTACCACGCTGAGGCTTCTAGAGCTTCCCGCGCTCGGTGAGCCGCTTGCCGATCGGCCACTCGTGTTCGCCGCTGCGGCGGGAGTCGAGCCTGGCTGGCGGCGAGCGGCTTTGATGGCCGGCTTCGATGGCGGCACGAGTTGGCAGGAGCTTGGCCAGACTGCGGCACCGGCGGTGATCGGGTCGACCGAAACAGCGCTTGCCCCGGGTGGATCGGCGCTGATCGATGAGCAAGCAAGTTGCGTGGTGCGATTGCTCGCCCCGAGCATGGACCTGGAGGCGCGGAGCGACTCGGCGTTGGTGGCAGGCGCAAATCTAGCCCTGATCGGTGACGAGTTGATCCAGTTTGGCAGCGTCGAGGCGCTTGGCGGGAGGCGCTTTCGCTTGTCGCGGCTGTTGCGAGGTCGGTTCGGGACAGAATGGGCGGCGGGCACCCACGGCGTGGGCGAGGATTTCCTGTTGGTCGATCGTGCCGCGTTGCTCGCGATCGATGCACCCGCCTCGTCGATCGGCGGTGAAGCGCAACTCGTCGCATCGGGGATAGAGGACGGGCCGGAGGGAGTGAAAGTCACTCGGCTGATATCTGGCGAGGCGCTGAAACCGCCTTCGCCTGTCCATGTGCGGGTGGAGCGAAGCGCGAACGGCGATCTGCGCCTTTCCTGGGTCCGCCGCAGCCGCATCGGCTGGACCTGGCGCGACGCGAGCGACATCCCGCTCGGCGAAGAGTCAGAGCGCTACCAGGTCACGATCGCCGGCTCCGGCTTCGTCAGGCGGGCGGAGGCGGCAGCGCCAAGCTTCACCTACCTCGCCGCGGATCAAGCGGCCGACGGAGCGGTCGGGCAGATCGTTGCTGAAATCGTGCAGGTCGGAAGTCTCGGCCGTTCCCGCCCGGCGGCACTCGTCATCACAGTCTAAGGAGATACCAAGTGGACGAAGCCAGCACGCGATATGCACTGCCGTTCATCCTCCCTGGCCAGGCGCAGAAAGAGCTGCTTCACAACGAAGCGATCGCGAAGATCGACGCCGCGTTGCACCCGTCGGTCAAGGGAGCGCCGCTATCGACCCCGCCAGGACAGCCGTCGCCTGGCGATTGCTGGCTGATCGGGCTTGGCGCGAATGGTGCCTGGGCGGGCAAGGATAACCATCTCGCCGCCTGGACGAGCGGCGGCTGGCGTTTCGTGAGTCCGATGCCGGGTATGTCGGTATGGGATGAGACCGCCCACTATCATCGACGCTGGACCGGCACGGCGTGGACCAGCGGCGAAATCGCGGCGGGCTCGATCCGCATCGGCGGCGTGCAGGTGGTCGGACCAAGGCTGCCAAGCGTCGCAACCGCTTCTGGCGGAACGATAATCGATGCTGAAGCGCGGGCCGCCATCGCTTCTCTCATTGTGACATTGAGGACACACGGCTTGATAGAATGA